AAGAGTCTCATGATCTATTCCCTCGTCAGATACTATACTGCTACCAACAAGAAAACATTGATCATCGTGCCTACTACGTCCTTGGTAGAACAGATGGTCAATGACTTTAATGACTACGGATGGAATGCGGATGACCATGTGCATAAGATATATTCGGGCAAGGATAAGAATACGGATAAACCAATTGTTATTTCAACCTGGCAATCAATCTACAAATTCCCCAAGAGATACTTTGATGATATTGACTGTGTTATCGGTGATGAGGCACACCTATTTAAGTCAAAATCCCTCACAGGAATCATGACAAAGTTGCATAACGCAAAGTATCGCTTTGGTTTTACAGGAACACTTGACGGTAGCAAGACTCATAAGTGGGTGCTGGAAGGATTGTTTGGTGATTGTGAACAAGTTACTAAAACAGATGATCTTATCAAGTCAGGTTATCTTAGCAAATTTAGAATCAAAGTGTTGCTCTGTAAACATGCTCCTCAGCATTTTGACACGTATCATGATGAAATTGATTATCTTGTCGAGCATCGTGGTAGAAATAACCTCATCAAAAATTTAGTAAAAGATATTGAAGGGAACACGCTTGTCTTGTTTAACTATATCGAGAAGCATGGTGAACCACTTTTGGAATTGATAAATAGCACTATAGACCCCGAACGAAAAGTATTTTTTGTTCATGGTGGTACTGATGTAGAAGACCGAGAGCAAGTCCGTCAGATTACTGAGACTGAGAACAACGCTGTTATCATCGCATCCTACGGTACATTCTCAACAGGTATTAACATCAAACGATTACACAACATTATTTTTGCTTCCCCTAGTAAGTCGCGCATCCGCAATCTCCAGTCCATCGGACGTGTCCTCAGGAAAGGCGAAGGCAAAGACATAGCTACCTTATACGATATCGCTGACGATATTGGCGGACAGAATTATACACTTAGACATTTGAATGAACGAGTCAACATTTATAATGATGAAAACTTTAAGTATGAGGTTATCAAAGTAAACCTTAGAGCAAATTAAATATGGAAGAAGAATTCTATGCAACTGTAAAATTATTATCTGGTGAAGAGTTAGTATCTAAAGTATGTTACCTTTCTGATGAAGATAAAGTAATTCTAGAACGTCCCCTTATTGTAGAAAATGCAAAACAAAGAAAAGGTTCGTTAGAGGTAACAGGTTTTGCTTTGAAAGAATGGATTTCTGCAACTTTTGATACTATGTTTGTTATCAAAAGAGATCATATAATGACAATGGTTGAGGTTGAAGGTGAACTAGTTGAGTTTTATGAAAAAACCCTCAACCGACTAGAAAGCGGAAAGTTGCTAGCTGGTAGAGGAAATAAATTATCTAGAGGATCAGGTTATCTAGGTTCAGTAAAAGAGATGAAAAAATCTCTAGAAGATATCTATAATAAAAGCTAAGAGCTACTACTTCTCTTGAACCCTGACAGAGTTATCCTACTGAGGTTCTGAGGATTTGTCAACCCCCTTTGACAATTTCATGACACAGTGGTATACTTGATACATGATATGTAAGAACAATCGTGGCATACACAGTAATGGCAAAAAGAAAGCAAACTGAATACTATGTGAACAACAAGGAATTCCTTGCTGCCATTACTGAGTATCGTGATAAAGTTATTAAAGCAAAGGAACAAGATAAACCACGACCGCGTGTCACTAATTATATTGGTGAGTGTTTCCTTAAGATTGCTACTCACCTTTCATACAAACCAAACTTTGTCAACTACATGTTCCGTGAGGACATGATCTGTGACGGTATCGAGAACTGCTTACAGTACATCGATAACTTTGATCCAGAGAAATCAAAGAACCCGTTTGCTTACTTTACACAAATCATTTACTACGCTTTCTTACGTCGCATTCAGAAAGAGAAAAAACAACTAGAGATCAAAGGAAAGATTCTAGAGCGTTCAGGATATGACGAGGTGATGCACACTGACACATATGATGGTAGTATGTCTGGTATGAACGCATCATATTCTGACATGGGTAGTATTAAAGAAAATATTGAAACAAGGATGAATCGATGAGTGAAGAACAAGATTATGAATGGTACACAACCCCTTATGGAGAATTCCGTGTCGAACAGAAACGCTTTGGAACGTGGACTAGCTATAGTAAGGATGGCAAGGAACTCATCACAGGACTTACGAAAGAAATTGTCGTTAACGGAACGGGATTCCACTTGGAAGGTGTCGCTACTAACTGGGCAAACTGTACCACATCCAAACAATTTGATGGAACCGTTGGAGGTAAATTATGAAGATCGCGATAATTACAGACCAGCACCTTGACGGTCGCAAAGGTAATCTAGCGTTCTGGAATTACTTTCAAAAATTCTATGATGAAGTATTTTTTCCAACGCTTGAGAAAGAAGGTATCAGGGTCGTCTTTGATCTGGGCGACACATTTGATAATCGAAAGTCTATGGACTTTAATACTTTTCACCGTGTGCGTGAAAATTATTTCGAGAGACTGAAACCTTACAACGTACATATGTTGCTTGGCAACCACTGTACGTATTACAAGAACACCAATCGTATCAACTCACCTGAACTTCTCCTAGATCAGTACAAGAATATCAAGATCTATTCTGAACCTACTGAAATTCTCATGGGTAAAAAAGTATTCTTGATGCTTCCTTGGATCAACAAAGAAAACCAGGAAGATGTCTTCCGTCGATTAGAAACTAGCGAAGCAGATATCTGCTGTGGTCATCTTGAACTTACGGGATTTGAGGTAACACCTGGCATGAAAATGGATCATGGTATGGATGCTGGTTTATTCCATCGCTTCAAACGTGTGTGGTCTGGACACTATCATCATAAATCTAAAAAGGGTAACGTCCAGTACCTAGGTAATCCTTATCAGATGTATTGGAATGATTATAAAGACCGCCGTGGATTCCATATCTACGATACTGAAAGTGATAAGCTTAAGTTTGTCGCAAATCCCTACGAGATCTTCGACAAAATTTTCTATGACGACACCAGTGTGGACTACAACAAACAGGATGTGTCTTGTTATAAGGACCAGTTCATTAAGATCGTCGTTGAAGAAAAACGAGACTATCAAATGTTTGAAACATTGGTTGATCGTCTTTACAACGTAGGCGTCCATGATGTCAAAATTGTAGAAACACTTGTAGAAGAAGATACTGCTGACATTGAAGTTTCTACAAAAGATACACTAACTCTCTTAAATGAGTATATTGATGAGGTAGAAATGTCCGTAAATAAGTCAGACCTCAAGGGTCTGATGAGATCTCTATATATTGAAAGTTGTAACGTTGTGTAGGAATGTTCATCGTAACTCTAGAAGATCACCCTGATGGTGTGTACTCTGTCTTTGATCAAGATGAGGATAGGGTTATTCCTATCTTTGAGGAGGAGGACGATGCTGACCGTTACTTAATGATGTTAGAAGATGATGTAGATTACCCACCAATGCAGATCCTAGAGATTGACGACCATGTTATAATTACAGCATGTCAAGAACGTGGACACAAGTTCTCCATCATTACTCCTGACGATTTTTTGATACCCCCTGATGATTCTGAAGAATGATTATTTTTAAAAAAATTAGGTGGCGCAATTTCCTTTCAACAGGGAATACCTTTAGTGAAGTTGATTTAAAAGCATCCAAAACCAATCTAATTATCGGTAGCAACGGCGCAGGTAAGAGTACCATTTTGGATGCTCTTACTTTTTCGCTGTTTGGAAAACCATTTCGTAAGATTAATAAACCGATGCTTGTTAACAGCATCAATGAGAAAGATTGTCTTACTGAGATTGAGTTTAGTATTGGTCGTAAAGAGTATAAGGTTGTTCGTGGTATCAAACCTAATAAGTTTGAGATCTACTGTAATGATCAACTGTGGAATCAAGAAGCATCTGCTGTAGATCAGCAAAAGAATTTTGAGGTAAATGTCCTCAAGATGAACTACAAGTCATTCACACAGATTGTTGTGTTGGGATCTTCTACGTTTGTTCCATTCATGCGTCTTCCTTTGGCACAACGTCGTGATATTATTGAGGACATCTTAGACATTCAAGTATTCTCTACGATGAATGTTTTGTTAAAAGATAAAGTTAGAGAGAATAATGATGAGATTAAAACTCTAGATTATCAGATACATTTACTGGAAGAGAAAATTGATCTCCAGAAAAAGTATATGTTGGAGTTGGAAAAGAAAACTAAAGAAGAGATTAATAGAAAAGAAAATAAAATCTCTGAATTGTTAGAAAATGAAAACGAATATCATAATGAAGTTGCGCGTTTAACTTCTGAAGTACAAAAACATTCTGAAGAAATGAAAGAAGTTTCTAATAGTAGGAAAAAACTACAGAAGTTAAACACTTTTCTTTTAAAAATACAGTCTAAGTTAAACAACTGTCAGAAAGAACATGACTTCTTTGCTGATAATCACGTCTGTCCTACCTGTACTCAGGAGTTAGATGAAGATTTTAGACAAGAAAAGATTACTGAGGGTACTGATGAGTTAAATAAAATGAATACTGGCGTCAAAGATCTTCTTTTAGAGATAGGAAAAGAAGAAGAACGCGAGTATAAGTTTACTCAACTGTCTGATTCAGTAATGAAACTGAATGCATCGATCAGTCAGTCTAACTTTCAGATCACCTCTATTAAGAAAACTATTTCTGACATTGAAGAGGAGATCAAAGAACTAGAGGGTAGCAACCCAGACAAGAAAGCAGAGTTTGTCAAACTTGAAGGTCTTGTTAAGAATAAAAAAGAATTGGGTAGCACTCAGGCAGAGAACCGTAAGGATCGTGATACACTGTTAGTGGCATCGCAGTTGTTGAAAGACAATGGAATTAAGACACGTATTATCAAGACGTATCTTCCAGCGATGAATCAGTTGATCAATCAATATCTCCAGCGTATGGATTTTTATGTCAATTTTACGTTGAACGAGAACTTTGAGGAGATCATTAAATCTAGATACCGTGATGTGTTTTCTTATGATAGCTTCAGTGAAGGAGAAAAGTCTCGTATTGATATCGCTTTGTTGCTTACTTGGCGTTCTATCGCTAAACTTAAGAATAGCGTGGATACTAACCTTCTCATACTAGATGAAATCTTTGATAGTTCGCTTGACCAGCAAGGTGGTATGGATTTGAGTTGGATTCTACGTAACTTTGATGACAACTCAAACATCTATGTTATCAGTCATAGAGAAAACCTTGATGGTAAATTTGAAAGAACTATCACAGCAGAGAAAGAAAAGAACTTCTCCGTGATTCGAGAGACAGTTTCTGAACTGGACTAGGGGTGCCTTCGGGCACCTCTTTTTTTGTATATACTATATGCATCAACGCAAGAGACGCAATGCTGACCCAAGAGATCAAAGGTAACCTCGCTCGCCTGCTCGCTACAGAGAATTTGATTGTTGAGCATCGCAAGGTCTCTACAGCATCGTTTGACGTTGACCGCCGTGTGTTGACTCTACCTAACTGGGACCGTGCTTCTAGCACCGTATACGATATGCTGGTAGGTCATGAGGTGGGACATGCTCTCTTCACTCCCAATGAAGACTGGACAGAGATGCATAATTGTCCCAAAGATTTTGTAAACGTGATTGAGGATGCACGTATCGAGAAACTGATGAAGCGTAAGTATCCTGGTCTGCGTAAGTCTTTTGCTGGTGGTTACAAAGAATTGAATGATGCTGACTTCTTTGGCATTGAGGGTGAAGACTTCAACACCTTCAGTCTGATTGATCGCATCAACCTTCACTTTAAGATTGGTGCTAGCGCCATGATTCCATTTTCTATTGAAGAGCAAGTGTTTGTTGCTCGCACTGATGTTGCTGAGTCTTTTGAGGAAGTCTGTAAGATTGCTGTTGATGTGTATGAGTTTTCTAAGCAAGAGAAAGTAGTTGAGCAACAACCACAATCTTCTGAGCAACAGAGTGAAACTAACGATAGCGAAGAATCTGAGCAGCAATCTCCCGCACAAATTGAACCTCAAGCAGGCATTAACAATGCTGGTCCTATTGAAGGTACAGAATCTGAAGAAGAAGAAGAAGTAGAGACTGCAGGATCAGAAGGTGGCGAAACTTCTGAAACTCAACGTTCTTTTGATGACGCTGCTGGGAAACTGACTAATAAGTTTGCTAGTAATCCTGTGTATGTCGAGATCCCCGATAGTGTGGATCTCCCTACTTATGTTGCTGACTGGACTGAGGTTCATGACTGGATTGATGAGTGCCGCAACAACTTTCTTGCTGGTGGTGAAGGTATTGACCGCTCGGATCGCTACGATGATGTAGATAAATCTTACAGGGAGTTTCGTAAGCAATCACAGAAGGAGGTAAACTACCTTGTTAAGGAGTTTGAGTGCCGTAAGTCTGCTGACGCTTACGCTCGTGCTGGTCAATCTAAGACTGGTGTTCTTGATACTACTAAGTTGCATACTTATAAGTATTGTGATGACATCTTTAAGAAAGTAAC